TGTTTCCGAATGAACGACCACTTCCTTAGCAATTGCTTTGAGTTTGGATTGCTCTTCAGCAAGCTTAGATACGTCTGCTCCTGCTGTCGGGATGTCTTGATTAAGCTTCTGGATATAGTTTTGACTGGCAATGATTCTGGTATTGAGGCTAATGATGTTGCTCTTATGTTGAGCGATTTTCTCTTCGACAAGAGTAATCTCATCAAGTCGTGTCTCAATAGCGTCAAGTTGCTCGGTAAGGGTTTGAACAGCGGTTTCAATTTCACCAATTTTATGAGTGTGAGCCGCCTTTGCATTCTCTTTGACTTCAGCCTCAAGAGCTTGGTTACATGTCGGACATACATCATGTTCGTCATAAAACGATACATGTTTCTCCTGTGTCTTAATTCGCTCGGATAGCTTTCTAAGCAGCGCATCCAGTTCCGTACGCTTAGTACGCTTCTCGGTGTTGTCCACAATACTGGATTGAAGTAAACTTGCCCCGCTGTTTTCCTCTTCGACACTACGTTGAAGCTGTGCAATCTCTGCATTCGATTCAGATATTCGCTTTTGTACATCTTCTACCTTCTTCTGCTTATCTTCTTCCAGCGTCTTGATATAGTCTTGTTGAATCTTTACCTTGGACTTACCCAGGTCAATCTTATTTTCGAGATCAGTTATCTTAACTTTAATATCGCTTGCTTTATCCTTCAGTACCGTATTCATAACAGTAAAGATCTTAATATCTAATAGATCCTCAATCACCTCACGTCTATGCGCGGCAGGTAATTGCATGAAAGGTGTAAAGGAGGCAGATCCCAGAATAACAATCTGAGTAAAAGACTTATAGTTTAACTTTAATACTTGATCTTCTAAGTACTTCTGATAGTCTCTTGCAGCGGCATCCTGATTCAATAGCTCACCATTAAGATATATCTCGAACACGGTTGGCTTACCCCCGCGACATATCTTATACTCCTTACTACCAATAGTAAACTCAACCTCTACCAACATGTTCTTACCATTGATAGAGTTAACCAACTGAGGCTTATTAATATTACGGAATGGTTTATTGAATAGGGCAAAGCATAGCGCGTCTAGAATAGTAGACTTACCTGCCCCGTTCTCACCTACGATTAATGTAGTAGGTGACTTATCAAATTTAACTTCTGTAAATTGTGCGCCAGTTGATAGGAAGTTTTGCCATCTTATAACTTTAAATTTAATCATGCTTCTTCGTAGTTCTGCGCTTCAACATATAACGTCTTCATTAACGTTTTAATACGATCTTTATCTGCTTCTGTATCTAAACTATCGACATACTGTGACAATAAGGTAACAGTATCTTCTAAGTCTATCTCTTGGTCACCCATTGCATCAGCTTCAAACTCAGATAAGTCTTCAATAATTTTTAACTCTAAAGGATTAACCTTATACAATCTCTCAATAAACTGATCGTACTTATAGTAATCTTTTTTATTAACAACTATTAACTTAATGTGCTGGTTAGCATACTGACTTACATCAACAGTAGAAGGATCTACTTTCTCATCGTCGTAATAGACTTTAGAAAAGATCGAAAACGGGTTCTGAATAAAATCCAACGTTCTCTCACTGGTGTCGAATATATGAAAGCCTCTAGGGTCTTCGAAATCCGCCCAGGTAAGCTCATAAGGATTTCCAAGATAGTTAATGTTCCCATTACTACTACGGTGATGAAAGTGTCCAGAACAAACCGTATCGAACTTCTCAAATATCTTAGGATCAAATCCTTCATCGTTCTCGTGACCTTTATACATCTGAAAGCCTGCGATCTCAAAATGCCCGAACAGCACCTGGGCATCGGTAGTCTTAATAGCTTCCATACTCTGATTATAATTATCTGTGCATATCCATGGCATCATGAATATCTTAGACCCATCATCGAATACTAACTCAGAAGGAGTATCAATAACATTGAACTCATAATCCTTGAGCAATAGACGAGGAGAGTTAACGTCATTAGTATTCTTAAAAAAGGTATCGTGATTACCTACAATCATATGTAGTTCGATATCCCTTTTCTTAATTTCGTCAAAAAAGTAATTACGACAAGAAGACAAGGTATTAAAATTGATATACTTACGGCGATCGAAACAATCACCAAGGTGCACAATATACCGTATACCCCTTTTATCAATCTCAGGGAAGAAGACTTCCTCATAAAATCTCCTAAAGAAATTATCAAAGGGGATACTATCCGAGCGGGCACCGAAATGAGTATCGGTTACAAGCGCTATTTTAGTCATTACCAATGCCTTATGGTGTTAGCTATAATAAAAAAACATGTCACTATATGTATAATGACCCAGAAGGTTTTAAAGAATAAAGCAATACGAGCCTCCCGGAGAGATAGGATAGGTACATCAGGTCTATCACTATCGGTGCTACCCATCAGGTGCCCGGTTGCCCGCGCCCAAATTTTCTCTAGACTATTCAATTGTTTACTTTAGCTCTCTTGCTTCTTCTCTCCAGGGAGCCAGACTTACCAGAGGGGTAAGAGCTAAGATTACAGCTAATTTAAATAACGTAGAACCCGATACAATTCTTGCAATAGCTTTATTAATATCCATAGGATCTCCGCCTAGTAGAGGAGGGATAAAGACAAAAGCAAACAGAACGAATATAATAGCATCTACTGGAAGACTCATCAAATTGCTGACAAAGGTTCTAGACCAACTACCCCAGTCCCGATCCCATAACCTTTGATATATCCAAGTATTAACCCATTGTGATGCAAGGGTGGCAATCTCTGATCCAATTACAATACCCAGGCTCATCTTAAACACAGCATCAAAATGAACACTGGGTCTAAATTCTGGAGCAGGAATAAAGGTCATAGCATACATAAATGCTGCAACAAAAAGATTTAATCCAACCCCTATTAGAATAGTTCGCTGTACCACAGCAGCTCCGGCAAGCTTATGCAACATATCCCGAACCACAAACACTACAGCAAATAAAAGAGCACCGGCAGGGGTAACTACCCAACCAAAGTCTAAAAACTTTGCCGCAGCAAAGTCAGCCATCGTCATGGCCATAATTAAAGTAGCTGCAAGCCCTATAATCCAATATAGAGTAGTATTATCGATTGACATTAACGGTCTCTCGATATAACGATCATGTAATGCTGTTGTCATAATATTTCCTAGTTAAATAAATCTTCATCCCACTCACGATGACCTTCTCTGAATGCCATATTAGACTGAGTCTCTCTCACCTCAACTCTATAGCACCAAAGCCGGCCGGCTTCACCGGGGCCCCAATAATCAGGTATATATACCCCGTTAACAAATTTATATAATTGATCTGCTAAACCTTCACATCCAAGTTTTGGAAGAATAGTTAGTTTAGCCATGTTTTTTGCTTGTAACAATTTATATGTTTCTAGTTCAGGATCATCTTCGGCTACTAATAGCGTATGATCAAATTGACTTTCTAACACTTGCTTTAAATCCTTTAGCCCCCCGTAATCAGCCGCCCAATTACGAACATCTAAGTTATCGGTACCAAAGTAAAACTTCATACTGAATGAATAGCCATGAATTAAATTGCAATGACTATCGGCTCTCCATTGACGATATGCGCAGGGAAATGAATCGTGGTACTCTTTGGTACTGGTATACTTGTAAACTACTGGTTGTAATGACATGCTTGTTTCTCCTATGTTAATTAGCATAGGCAGCAGAGTTTATATTGCGGGATGACGCCGAAGACCGCATTGTATTATGTATACTTTTTATCGTGTTCTTTACCAATACCATAACTACCATCGTACATCTTAAGCGCTTCAGCATCAAAAGACAAATACTGACCTACCCTCGTACCTTGCTTAATGCGCGCGACGCCAGTCGTAACATGAAGTACCCCGGCCATGACACCGTGATAGCCAGAATCATAAAGACCTGAAGTAATAAAACAACCATTGCGGTTAAGAGTGCTACGAGTAATGACCCAACCAGCCTCCCCTTCGCCCACATGGATGACGTTTTCCATAACGATCTCATAACTCCCCGGGTATAACGTAAAATAACCTTCTCCGTCTGGATTGAGTTCCGTAGAGCCTCTATGCTTTTTGTGATCATTGCTTACCTCAAACACTTCATTATTAATTTGAAATACCTTACCTAAACGTAGATCTACAGCATTAGGTTGAATATCTCCATCAACAACATTGGTAAGCTTAGTCCTACTACTTTCCCCCATCACGTGCTTCATACTAAAGGGTTCTGAA